AACAAACTACATGAAGACTTTGACAAAGCACAGATTAGAAAAGCAGTAGGTGAGTGCCTGATTAACTCAGCAGTCTATGGTACAGGCGTTGCTGAAGTAGTCCTAGAGGAAGTCAAGGAAATGGCTCCCGCTACACAGCCAGTGATGGGTGGAGACTTACAGGCCGTAGGTGTTAACATTAAAGACAGGACTATGGTTAAACTACGTCCAGTTATGCCACAGAACTTTCTGATAGACCCCATAGCAACCAGCATAGACGACGCTTTAGGCGTAGCTGTGGATGAGTTTGTATCCAAGCATCTTGTGGAACAACTACAGGAGGAAGGAGTATACAGACAGGTTTACGTAGGTCAAGCAGCCTCAGACTTTGAAATAGAACCAGACCAAGACATAACAAGCTACGACGACGACAAAGTTAGGTTAACTAAATACTACGGACTAGTTCCTAGAGTTCTTTTGGAAGCAGCAAATAATCCAGAAGAATCTGATATTGATTCTGATTTGTTAATTGCTTTAGAAGAAAATAAAGAACAAGAAGATACTAGCAGTTATTACGTGGAAGCTTTAATAGTTATAGCTAACAACGGTATACTATTAAAAGCAGAAGAAAATCCATACATGATGGGAGACAGGCCAATAGTAGCATTTCCTTGGGACGTAGTACCGTCAAGATTCTGGGGCAGAGGAGTTTGTGAAAAAGGCTACAACAGCCAGAAAGCCCTTGACACAGAGCTTAGAGCAAGAATTGATGCTCTTAGCCTAACTGTACACCCCATGATGGCTATGGACGCTACACGGCTTCCCAGAGGCTCCAGACCGGAAGTTAGACCCGGAAAGATTATATTAACCAATGGAGATCCTAAGTCAGTACTACAGCCCTTTAACTTTGGGCAAGTTAGTCAGATTACTTTTTCACAGGCAGAAGCTTTACAACGAATGGTACAGACTTCCACAGGAGCCATAGACTCCGCTGGTGTACAAGGATCAATCAATGGTGACGCTACTGCCGCAGGGATTAGTATGTCCTTAGGTGCAATAATTAAACGTCACAAACGTACTTTGATTAACTTCCAGCAGTCTTTCTTAATACCATTTGTAAAGAAAGCTGCTTGTCGTTACATGCAGTTTGACCCTGAAAGTTATCCTGTAGCGGACTACAAGTTTAATGCTACGTCCTCTTTAGGTATTATTGCCAGAGAATACGAAGTAACACAGCTAGTCCAGTTGCTGCAAACTATGTCACAGGATTCACCTTTGTATCCTACGCTCATACAGTCAATTATTGACAACATGAATTTGGCTAATCGTGAAGAACTACAAGCTAAACTACAACAAGCCATGCAGGAAGGACAACCTTCTCCGGAAGAACAACAAATGCAAATGGCTACGCAACAAGCAGAACTTGCTTTCCAAGAATCACAAACAGCAGCCCTTCAGGGACAAGCTGCGGAATCTCAGGCTAGAGCGCAAAAGATGGCTGTAGAAACACAGTTAGCGCCTCAGGAACTTGAGATTGATAAGATTAAAGCCATAACCACTAATATAAGGGACGGTGACGGTGACGACAGGGAATTTGAAAGAAGAATGAGAATAGCTCAGTCTTTGCTCAAAGAAAAAGAACTGGAACTTAGGTTTCAGCAACAACCATCTACAGCACAACAAGGAGTAGGTAATGGTAGTCAGCAAACAGGAACTGATAGACCTAGTGGAACAGATCAACAGCAAATTCGACCAAATCTTCAAGAGGTTGGAGGACTTGGAGGAGTTCAATAAAAACTGTTCCTGTGGTAAAACCACTACAAAACCCAAAAAGAAACAGGAGACTAAATAATGCCTACGGTTAACGGTAAGAAATATCCTTACACAGTTGCAGGTAAAGCAGCAGCTAAGAAAGCAAAGCGTTCCCAGAACAAAAACGCCAGTAAAATGCGTAGAACTGGACCCAGAGGGCGTTAAAATTAAATGGTTTTTGAGTCCATTGCAGCAATTACAGCCGCTCTGAGTGCTGTTAATGGGCTTATTAACCAAGTCAAGGAGTCCGGTGGACACATAAATTCCGTTCTTGACCGTATGCAAGCCATAAACAGTGGCATGCAACGGTTGGAAATAGAAAAACGTGAGTCATTAGTACAGCCTTTAACGCCTCAAGAGGCTTTAAAACTTTCGATGGCAAAACAGCAAGTCTCTCGCTTCCACGACGAACTCCGCAACATGGCAGTTTTATCCAGAGATCATCAACAATTTGTGGATGAATACTTTAGGATTATGGAGGAATCACGTAAACAGCATGAAGCTAGTGTAAAAGCCATAATTGAAAAGAAAAAAGCTAGAAAACAGCTATTACACGATCTGTTTATTTGGACTTCCGTATCAGGAATAGGGTTAATTATAGGTGCAATTATAATAGCTTTAGTTATTGCTATGTTAACATGACAATATTAGCTTTTATGTTGGTTGTTATTGTAAATAATAACACTTTGGAAAACGAAGGTTGGTATTTTAGGGACATTTATCGTTGTAATCAATTTGCACATGCAATAGAGCATGGCAATGTAACTTTTAGAGACAACAGGCCAAGGCAACATAACATATCAGCTTATTGTTTACCTGTCATGCTACCTAATAATACTAAATTTTGGGATTAAGCTTGACATTTAACAAAAAATATGATATAATAACAAGGTATTCTTAACAATAAGGTAAAATACCAAAATGAACAAAGACTTAGAAGTATATTTTGATAATTATTTTGAAATGTTCCGAAGCGAAGGTTGGAAACAGCTTTTAAAGGACTTTCAGCAAAATATTACAAATATTAATTCAGTTGAACAGACTACGGACGCTGACAACCTTCATTTTAGGAAGGGCCAGTTAGCTATATTAGCTACCATAGTCAATCTAGAAAATCAAATGGACAATGCACACAAAAACGCATTGGAAGAAGAGGAAAAATCCTCAGAGGAAGAGGAAACCTTAGCAGAAGAAACAAATGAATAAATTTGTTTTGTATGACTTCAGATGCAAAAAAGGGCATGTCTTTGAAGAGCTAGTAACAAGGTCCACCCACACTACTAGGTGCAGCTGTGGGTTGGAAGCAGAGCGAATAATCTCTCCCATACGGAGCCAGTTAGAAGGCATAAGTGGGGATTTTCCTGACGCAGCAGACCGCTGGGTTAAGAATAGAGAATCGCACATCAAATATGAACGTAAAATGAGTTCATAGCCCTCCACAATACTATAAGGTACGGAGTTTAATAATGGCTAAAATTATAGATCAAGAGCGTCAGGAAACAGTTGAAGAGACTACTCAAGAACCTGTACAAGAAGAGCTTACATTGGATCAGGCAGTTGTTAGTGAGGAACCACAACAACCACAACCTGAACAAGCTGAAGAACTTCCTGAAAAGTACAAAAATAAATCTGCACAGGAACTTGTCCAAATGCACCAAGAAGCTGAAAAGCTTTTGGGCAGACAAAGTTCTGAAGTGGGTGAATTACGCAAGGTAGTTGACGACTACATCCAGACACAACTCACAAAGGAAACAGCACCGACTCAAACAGTCGAAGAGGAAGTAGATTTTTTTACTGACCCTGAAAAGGCAGTACAGAAAGCAATAGAGAATCATCCTAAGATTAAAGAAGCTGAAAACATTAATCAGGAATACAGGAAGACAACG